GCTCCGGCTGTTGCATGGTAGTGCTGTGACAGTCCTGCCGGTGACCGGCTCGAAGGATGTGCGCGCTGAACCGTTCGCGAGTCAGGTCGCTGGTGGCAATGTCTACATGGTCGCAGCTTCGTGGAATCGCGAACTCCTGGACGAAATGCGGACGTTCCCGCTCGGCAAGAATGACGACATCGTCGATGCTCTCACCGACGCGTACGACGAGCTCGTGGGCCGTGGCGGTGGGTGGGGTGCAGTCTAGCACATGATAGGAACACAATAGTCATATGGGACTCTTTGACAAACTTCTCGGAAAAGCAACCGCATCACCGTCCGCGCTGCTTCCGCCGCCGCTGATTCAGCGACAGACGTCCTATTTCACTGGCACAGGTAACGGCGACTTTTGGTCCCTGCTGACACGCAACCTTCCAGGCTCGAGTTTCAACTGGAGGAACCAGGCCGGTGACCTGATGCTAAACAGCATCGTCGCGATCGGCATGGACTGGTACATTCGTAACTGGAGCCAGGGTGTCCCTGTTGTCCGTCGACCGATGCCTGATGGACAGGTCGAGACAGTCGCAGACCATCCGATCTTGCAGCTGCTCGCGCAGCCAACACCGAACGTGCCACCATCTCTCGTGTGGTCGTGGATTCTCCCAGACTATCAGCTGCTCGGAAACGCATACTTCCGCAAGGTGCGCGTCTCTGGTCGTGTCGTTGGTCTGCAATACCTAGCGGCTGACATGATGAGACCTGTGGGTAACAAGGTCAATCCTCTGGTCAAATACCAGTACACGGTCGATGGCACGTCGTACGACATCGCGCTCGAGGACCTGATTCACATCCGCTATGGTCGAGATCCGCAGGACAGTCGCTTCGGGCGCTCTCCTGTCACATCTGTCCTTCGTGAGATCGCCACCGATAACGTCGCAGCATCAGCTGCATTCGGCATGGTTCGCAACGGTGGCATGCCATCGATCATGGTCGGACCAGACTACAAGGGCGGTGTCGAAGACCTCAGCGAAGACGATGCACGTCAGACGAAGCGGAAACTACAGCAGGACTTCACCGGCGATAACGCTGGAAGTGTCCTGGTGATGACTGGTCCATTCAAGGTCGAGCAGGTCAGCCACAAACCGAGTGAGATGGCCTTCGATGAGATTCGCCGCAAACCGGAGGAGCGCGTGTGTGCAGCTCTCGGACTCAATCCGCTGGTCCTTCAACTCGGCAGCGGCCTCGAGCGCGCAACATACAGCAACCTTGAGCAAGCGACACGATCGGCGTGGACTGACGGGATGATTCCGCTGATGCGGCAGATGTCCGAAGCGCTCACCATCGCACTGCTTCCAGACTACGAAGAGACTCAGCCAGGCGATTACTTGGAGTTTGATGTCGCGAATGTGCCATCGCTCCAGGCTGACCTCAATGAGGACGCTGAGAGAGCGGAGCGACTGTACAAGAGTGGCATCATCGATCTTGCAACCGCGAAGCGTGTCGCTGGTGTGACGCCATCGGATGATGACCTCGGCTATTATCACCCGACTGCTGTCCCTGTTCAGATCGGCGCACAGGAGCTCATGGTCCCTGATGCTGCGCCTGTCTCGACAGCTCGGACTGCCGATGAAACTGCGAAACTGGTCGGCGCTGCCGGTGCTTTGATTCGTGCTGGCTTCGAGCCAGAGGCTGCACTCCAGGCTGTCGGACTCAACAGCATCCAGCACCTCGGGCTGTTGCCTGTCACAGTGCGCCAGGAAGAGACTAAGGCATTCGACGATACATGTGAGCCAGGACTGAAGTTCTTTCCCTCCAAAGAAATGAAGGAGGAAGCACAGCGCGCCATCGAATGGCGTGATGCTGGTCGTGATGGCGGGACAGCCGTGGCATGGGCCAGGGCGAATCAGATCATCAGTGGCGAGAACCTCAGCGAGTCGACTGTCCTTCGTATGTATTCGTTTTTCAGGCGTCACGAAGTAGACAAGCAGGCCGAAGGTTTTAGACCAGGTGAGGATGGTTATCCTTCCGCTGGTCGTGTCGCATGGGCGGCATGGGGTGGCGATGCTGGATATCGCTGGTCGACAGCTGCGCGCAAAGAGATCCTGAAGCGCATGGCGCCGAAGGAGAACGGAAAGTCGTACCATCCATACTACGGATACGAGTTGACCGACACCGATGCCTGACATCTATCAGGTCAACGAGAGCTACAGGAACAAGCTCCGATACCGTGAGAATGCTGCTCTCGCTGAGATGAGCAGGACGTACGGTGTTCTCCAGGCTGACAACCTCCAGCGCCTCGAAGCGGTGACAGCCGCCATCGAGGAGGCACAGGCAGCAGGTGAGGACATCACTGGCCTAAGCGAGTACATGCTCCGCCTCGAGGCGCTCAATGTCCAGATGGCCGATGAAGTCGCACGATGGGCGCCACAGGCGACCGACATCGCAACAGGCGGACAACGACGCGCCATACAGCTGTCGCTGGACATACAGGAGGATCTCGTGCGAGCAGTCGCGGGTGTTCCTTCGTCGGTGTCGCTCACGGCTGATCTGATGTGGAACCGGCTCCCCGTCGAGGCCATCACGAACGTCGTCGGCTTCGCGGCTGACGGCTCACCGCTCGGTCTGCTGTTCGAAGCGATAGGACCTTTCGCGCTCGATCACGTCACAATCGGCATCGCGCAAGGTCTCAATCCTCTCCAGGTCGCACGAAGGATGTCAAGGACGTACGAAACTCTCGCGCCTTCGAGAGCTGCTACCATCGCACGAACAGAGATGATTCGAGCGAACCGCGAAGCACAGCGACAGACCTTCGAGGCGAATCTGTCTATCGTTCGTGGCTGGCGTCGCATCTCAGCAGGTGATGTGAACGTGTGTCCGGTGTGCTGGTCACTGCACGGAGATCCGAATCCTGTTGCAGATGTTGTACCTTCGCATCCAAACTGTAGATGTACGGTCATTCCAATCTGCCCGACATACGCTGAACTCGCAGGACTGCCGCCAGGCAGTTTCGATGAACCGGAAGAGATGCCGGACAAGGAAGAGCAGTTCAGGATGTTGAGTGAAGCGGAGCGTCGGCAGGTCTTAGGACCTTCGCGGTATCGTTTGTATGAGACAGGTACACCGCTCTCAGCATTCGGTAAAGTAGTATCGAACTCGGAGTGGGGACCACAGGCTGTGGTCGTACCAGTGAAGGATTTATGATGCAGACTCTGGTGTCCTTTGGCGATGCAATCAAGGCAGATGACAATGGTCGTGTGCGTGGTTACCTGGTGCGCTTCGGTGGCGCGGACCTCGAGGGCGACTATTTCACAGCGAGCACTGACTTCGGACGTCCAATGAAGTCTGGCGAGCGTGTGCCGATGAACCTCTACTATCATCACGGCCAGGACAAGCAGGTCGGGAAGTCACGCATCGGAACCGGCTACATCACCATGGACGACAAGGGCCTCTGGTATGAGAGCCAGGTCGAGATGGCTGACCAGTATCAGAAGATGATCCAGGAACTCGCGAAGTCTGGCAAGCTTGGATATTCGTCCGGCGCCACGGGTCACATGGTCGAGCGGAAGAAGATGGCCGATGGCCGCTATGAAATCACACGCTGGCCAATCGGTGAGGCATCGCTTACACCGACACCTGCTGAACCGATGAACATGGTCAAAAGTCTAAAAGACATGTATGGCGACATGGAGGATGGCATGGAAGAACAAGAGATGATGATTCCAGTCGCACCTGGTGAAGACGTTGCAACGTTCGTCCAGAATGTCTATGGCGACCTTGACAAGGAAATGGTCCATGAAGGACTCGAGGCGCTCTATGAGCGTCTCTGTGCAGGTGTTACAGCTGCATATGACAGTGGACTCGGCAGTGGACATGTGGATGCCATCATCGATGCATTCGCAGTTCGTGCCAAGGAACTGAACAGCAAAGTAAAGGATCCGGCAGCGGAAGCACAAAGCCTTAAGGCTATGCTTGAGCGTCCGACATCCATCCGAGAAGTGGAGCGACGTCTGCGGGATGCAGTTCGTCTCTCACGAAGCGAGTCGCTAAGATTCGCGAAAACCATCTGGAACGAGCTTCGAGACGAAGCATCGAGCGAAGATGTCACCATCGTCGAATACTCGAGCGACATCGAGGATGCGAAGTCCGCACTCCTCCGTGAGCTCATGATCCTGGAGTTATCCTAATGAACATCGAACAACTCGAAGCACAGCGACAGTCTACTATCGCAGCTGCAAAAGAAGTCCTCATCAACGGCGGCGACATGTCCGAAGCGAATCGCCTCCACGCATCCGCAAAGTCTCTCTCTGAGCGCATCGACATGCTCAAGGAGTTCGGCTCCGTTCCTGCTCCTGTCGCATCCGAAGCGCCAAAGTCTGAGCCATGGAAGTCCGGCAGTGTTGTCCGGAATCCATTCCCTGGACCAAAGGCTGAGGCTGACTTCAAAGCATACGCATTCGGCCAGTGGGTTCGCGGCAACGTCCTAGGAAATGCAAAAGCAGCCAAGTGGTGTGATGAGCATGGCGTCAAGTCGCAGACCGAAGGAACGAACTCCGAGGGTGGATTCACCGTCCCTGAAATAGTTTCGAGCAGCCTGATCTGGCTTCGTAACGAGTACGGTGTAGCGCGTCGCTTCTCCCGTATTTACCCGATGACTTCGGATATTCTCAATGTCCCGAATGCATCGACCAGCACCACGACTTATTACCCTGGTGAAGCAACCGCCATCACCGCGAGCGACATCACCTTCACACAGGTCGCACTGACCGCGAAGAAACTCGCGATCCTGACCATCGTGTCCAAGGAACTGAACGAAGATACCGTCATCGACTTCGGCGCAACATTGGCGCAGGACTTCGCATACGGTCTCGCACTCGCTGAGGATGCAGCTGCATTCCAGGGCGATGGTACGAGCACCTACGGTTCCATCACCGGAATCATGCCACGCATCAAGGCACTGTCTGCAACATTCGCAAACATCGCCTCGATGGTTGTCGGTCCTTCCGGATCACAGACTGCACTCTCGAGCTTCACGCTCGCGAACTTCCAGTCGATGGTCGGCAAGCTTCAGCCATACGCGACCAGCCCACGATGGTACATGCACAAGAACGTGTTCTATCAAGGCGTCGCAGACAAGCTGATCGCCCTCTCTGGGAACTCAATCATGGACATCCAGAATGCCTATGGTCCTGAACCAACGCTGTTCGGTATCCCGATCAGTTTCGTGCAGAACATGCCATCCGCAACCGGCGTCAGCAAGACGATGGTCGTCCTCGGAGATCTCTCCAAGGGTGTCGCGTTTGGTGATCGTCGTGGAGTATCGGTCGAGGTCTCTGACCAGGTCAAGTTCATCGAGGATGCGCTTACCTTCAAGGCAACCGAGCGCTATGCGTTCAACTGCTTCGATGTCGGAAACGTCACAGCGACAGTGGCCGATCAGGTTCCTGGTTCCATCATCGTTCTCCAGGCTGCCGCTTCGTAGGCTGTCTGACTTCGCAGTCAAGGGGAGCGGGATACCATTCCCGTTCCCTTTTTGTTTTTAGGATGTACACATGCCACTCACAAGAACTCAAGCACTCGACCGACTCGCATGGATGACCGCATCCGACCAGTATCCGTTCCTGGACAGCACCGCTCTACAGCAGCTCGTGGACGATCACGCTCGCTGGGCTGTCTGGTCTGCATCCACAGCCTTCGTGGTTGGTGACATCATCATCCCGACCGTGGCAAATGGTCGACTCTACCAGTGCGTCATCGCAGGGACATCGAGCGCCACGGAGCCACAGTTCCCACAGTGGACCAGGACACTTGGCTATTCCGTCAATGACGGAAGTGGTGACCTCTTGTGGCAGGACATCGGTCCCGCAAACGTCGAGCGCTATGACATCCGCACAGCTGCGCGACAGGGGTGGATTCGCAAAGCATCGAGTATCACGCACCTCATCGATGTGAAGGACGGACAGGTCGATGCAAAGATGGCCGTGCTCCGTGAGCATTGTCTCGACCAAGCGAAGCGCTTCTCACCGATGGTGTTCGTATGATCCCGGCAGCTTACAGCACAGCGCTCAAGAACGCGATCCAGGCGTATTCGTACGCTGACCGTGTCGCGATCTGGCGGACCGTCAATGCGGCGGATGGCATCGGCGGCGTCAGTCAGCACTGGATACAGGTCGCTGAGATCCGTGGCACCATAAGCAACACCGGCGACACGGAGGGCGTGGTCGGTGGCATGATTGAGCAGTCTGGTACATGGACGCTCACGTGTTCACCAGACGTCGAAGTCAAGGCCGATGACAGAATATACACCAGCGGGAATCCTCAGAACCTCGCGCCATATTACGAGGTCATCGGATCAGACTACGGCCACACGAACGCAGTCTCGCAAACCATCGGACTTCGCGCCAGGACAAACGGCTAAGTGTATTCACTGCGTGGTGCAAGCTTCGAGTCCATCGCACCATGATAAAGGTGAAGTTATTGATGGGGTGTATGCATGAGTCCTGAGATGTGGGTCCAAATCGGAATACAGGCGTTTATCACGACGATGTCAATCGGTGCCGCTTGGGTGGCATTGCAGGTCAGGTTGACGCGCCTGGAGACTCAGGTCGCACACATTATCTCGACGCTTGATGGACAACAGCAGGAAGTGCGCCGCATCGAACAGCGACTCGGTAAACTTGAGAACAAGGTCAGCGCTTTGGAGGCAATCATACAAAGATGAACTCAATTTCAATCAAGAGACTCGTGGTCGTTGTGATCGTGGCTTTTACAGCTGCTTTTACCTCGGTCTTTGGCGATGGCATCCGCACATCCGAAGCGAAGGATATCAGCGAGCTCGGCGCAGTGCTGGCACTCTACGGTAGCAAGGCGGTAGCGGCGGGTGTCTCCGCTGCGGTGAGTTCTGTGCTGGCGTTCTTGACGATGCCGTTCAAGGGTGTGGGCGTGAATGCTTTGAAGGTGGGCAAATGAACCTAGCCAATATAGTACTAACACCAAATCCTCAAAATCCTGCGGACTACAATGTAAAAGCGGATATGACCAACGATCAAAACGAAGTAATCGGTACATTTGGTCCGGATGGTATTGACGTGTTTACCTGGTGGATAGCACAGGATGTAGAGTTTCAACAGAATGTAGTTATGCAGTTTATGTGGGTAATGGCTAGAGAGATTATGTCGGGGACTTCTGAATAATGGCTACATATTACGTTCAACCTAATGGAGCGGATTCTAATACCGGTTTAGGACCAGCCACTGGTACAGCATGGAGAACAGTGCAAAAGGCTTTAGGGGCTACTGGTGTAACATCTGGGGATACTGTCTACATTGCTCCGGGTACATATAGAGAAACGGTTACAGTTGGTGGAACGTACGCAAGTAATGTAAACATTATCGGCGATAGGACGGCATCTCAATTCACTGGGATTAGTGCGGGTTATATACGTATAACAGGACTGGTTAGCGATGCGTTAAACATCTCAACATACTTAGGTAATTTTGTACTTAATGGTAAATCATACCTAACATTTGATTCTATATGGTTTGAAGGATTAGTCGTATTCTCAGCAAATACTACGAATGTCAATTTTATTAGATGTCAAATAACAGTGGCATCTAATTTTCCTAATTTTGGCACTTCTATTCATATAGACACAACCGGTCAATCAAATATATTAA